AAAGATTAAAGCTTAATAAATTATGTCAAAAGAAAAGAATTTTGGATACCTCGGAAACACATTTCAACTACAACTTCTTAACAACATTATCCTATACAAGGATTTTGCGAATTCTATCGTAGATGTTCTCGAACCAAAGTACTTTGACAATCAATATTTTAAGTTAATCATGCAGATGACGAAGGAGTACTATCAGAAGTACGAACACACTCCTTCATTTTCAACTTTAGAACAGATTACAAAGTCCGAAGTAACATCTCCAATGGCTCAAAAAATGGTCCTGGATATGATTGGGCAAGTAAAAGAGGCTTCAAACGAGGGTCACCAATACGTTCAAGAGAAGTCTTTAAAGTTCTGTAAACAACAAGAACTTCAGAAGGTAATGACCAAAGCTCAAAAGATTATCGACAAAGGTGATTTTGAGTCATACGACCACTTAGAAGAGATGGTTCGTGAAGCATTACAGGTAGGTGAAGTTGATTCTGGAACTGCAGATGTTTTCTTTAATTTGGATGAGGTTTTGGATGACGATTTCCGTCACCCGATTCCGATGGGTATTGTCGGTATTGACAACCTACTAAAAGGTGGGTTGGCAAAAGGTGAGATTGGAGTAATACTGGCACCTACTGGTGTTGGTAAAACAACGGTCTTAAGTAAGATATCCAACAACGCATTTAACTTGGGTTACAATGTGTTACAGATATTCTTTGAGGACAATCCTAAAATTATCCAAAGAAAACACTTCACTATGTGGACAAAGATTGCTCCTGACAATCTGTCATTACATAAAGAAGATGTTTTAAATAAAGTAAGACAGATTAAGGAAAATGCTTCAAATAGACTGGTCTTAAAAAAATTACCGTCAGACACATTAACCATGAATCAGATTAAAAATCAGATTCGTAAAATGATTGCTGAAGGTAATAAGATAGATATGGTTGTTTTGGATTATATTGATTGTGTCGTTCCTGATAAAAATTTAGGGGACGAATGGAAAAGTGAAGGTTCAGTAATGAGAGGTTTTGAAGCGATGTGTCATGAGTTAGACATTGTTGGATGGACTGCAACACAAGGTAACCGTTCCTCTATTTCATCAGAGGTGGTTACGACTGACCAAATGGGTGGTTCTATCAAAAAAGCACAAGTTGGTCACGTAATTATTTCTGTTGCAAAATCATTACAACAGAAAGAAATGAATTTGGCTACAATCGCAATCACCAAATCTCGTATTGGTAAAGACGGTATCGTGTTTGAAAATTGTAAGTTCGACAACGAGATGATGGAAATCGATACAGAATCAAGTGTTACTTTCTTAGGTTTAGAAGAACAAAAAGAAGAAAGAAACAAAGACCGTATCAAAGAATTATTGGAGAAACGTAAGAATAGAGAAAATTCTAACAACAACAATCAAACTCCAAACATTAAATAAAATACAAAGAAAATATTATGGAAAGTTTAATTAGTCAGGTAAGTAAAGACATTCGTTATGTCATTAAAAGAAGCGGAGATAAAGTCCCATTTCAAACAGAAAAAATTGAAAGGGCAATCCTAAGTGCTATGGAAAGTATAGATAGAGTAGATGAAGAAGCTGCGGAAAGAATCGCAAGAATATCTACAAAAGCTCTATTCAGAAATAATAAAGATAATGTTCCACATGTTGATGAAATTCACGATATGGTGGAGAACAAACTAATGGATAACGGTTTAAATGAGATTGCTAAAGAATACATCATTTATCGTTCTAAACATAGACCAAACATTTTTGCAAAGAGAGTAAACCTTAAACCTTATGACTACCCAAGTTTAAATGAGTATGTCGATGCTATTCGTCATTCATATTGGGTACATACTGAGTTTAATTTTACTTCAGATATTCAGGACTATAAAGTTCACTTAAGTGAAAAAGAAAAATCAGCAGTTGAAAGAGCTATGTTGGCAATTTCACAAATTGAGGTTGCGGTTAAAACGTTTTGGGGTGATATCTACAAAAGAATGCCAAAACCTGAAATCGGAAATGTTGGTGCTACGTTTGCTGAGTCTGAAGTTAGACACGCAGATGCGTATTCACATTTAATTCAATTGTTAGGTCTTAATAATGAGTTTGAAAACTTATTACAAGTACCAGCAATTCGTAGAAGAATTAAATACTTAGAAAAATCTATATCAAATTCTAAGTCAGTTGAAAACAAAGAATACTTTGAATCTGTTGTATTATTCTCAATGTTCGTAGAAAACGTATCATTATTCTCACAATCTTTAGTTATGTTGTCTTTCAACAAACATAAAAATATGTTAAAAGGTATTAGTAATGCGGTTGAGGCAACATCAAAAGAGGAAAATATTCATGCTGAGTTTGGATTTGATTTGGTAAATCTAATCAAAGAAGAAAACCCATCATGGTGGACAGAAGAGTTAAAAGATGATTTGGTAAACGCAACAATGGAGGCGTATGAAGCGGAAAGTGAGATTGTAGATTGGATTTTTGAAAAGGGAGATTTAGATTTCTTGACAAAAGCTGAGACAATGGAGTTTATTAAAAATAGATTTAATATATCATTAAACTCTATTGGTATTGACAGTATTTTTGAAATCAGAGAACCTTTGTTAGAAACAACAGAATGGTTTGATGATGAAATTCTAACTACCAAACACACAGATTTCTTCAACAAAAGAAGTATTAACTATAGTAAGAAATCAAAATCAATTACGTCAAACGACTTATTTTAAAAAAAACAATAATAAAAAATTAATATGAAAGATAGAAAACCTTTTGATTGGATTAATGAAGAATCGGTAACGTTTCTACAAAGAGGGTATTTAAGTGAAGGTGAAGAACCTTTAGAAAGAATTAGAACAATTGCTGAACATGCAGAAAAGTTGTTAGGTATCGAGGGTTTTGCAGATAAATTCTACGACTACATGGGTAGAGGATGGTATTCTTTATCATCACCAGTGTGGGCAAACTTTGGAAAAAGAAGAGGTTTACCTGTAAGTTGTTTCGGGTCTAACATCGGAGATAACATCGAGTCAATCTTATATACACAGGCTGAGGTCGGTGAAATGAGTAAGATGGGTGGAGGTACCTCAGGTTACTTTGGTAACATTAGAGAAAGAGGTGCTGAAATTACTGACAATGGTCACGCACCTGGTTCAGTACACTTTATGAACTTATTTGAGAGTGTTGTTGATAACATTTCACAAGGTTCAACACGTAGAGGTAGATTCTCACCTTATCTTCCTGTAGAACATCCTGATATTATGGAGTTCTTGGAGATTGGTACTGAGGGTTTCCCTATTCAAGATTTGACACACGCAGTTACTGTGACTGACAAGTTTATGGAAGAAATGATTGCAGGTGATGATGAAAAGAGAGCAATTTGGGCTAAAGTTATTCAAAGACGTGGGGAGATTGGTTACCCATATATTATGTTCCACGATACAATGAACAACAAGACTGTAGATGTTTATAAAGACAAAGGAGCTACAATCTACAATTCAAACTTATGTTCTGAAATTGCACTTCACAACTCTGAAGAAGAGTCATTTGTTTGTGTATTGTCATCAATGAATGTTCTTCACTATGATGAGTGGAAAGACACAGACGCGGTTGAGACTATGACTATGTTCTTAGATGCTGTTGTAACTGAATTCTTAACTAAGATTGAGGACATCAGAGATAACGGAACTATCGAAGGTAAGAGAGGTTTCTTCTACTTGGAGAAAGCTTACAACTTCGCTAAGAGACAAAGAGCGTTGGGTCTTGGTGTATTGGGTTGGCACTCACTTCTGCAAAAGAGAGGTCTACCATTTGACACAAGAGACACTGCAAGGTTGAATGTTGAGGTATTTAAACTTATCAAAGAAAAGTCTTATAAAGCATCTGAAGAATTGGCAACAATGTTTGGTGAACCTGAATATTTAAAAGGTTACGGTAGAAGAAATGTTACGTTGAACGCAATTGCACCAACGACATCTTCAGCGTTTATCTTAGGTCAAGTATCACAATCAATTGAACCTATTTGGTCCAACTGTTATGTGAAGGATGTTGCTAAGATGAAGGTAACCATTAAGAACCCTGTTCTTAAAGAGTTATTAGATGAGTTAGGTCAAAATACCAAGGCAGTTTGGAACAGTATCAAACAAAACGATGGTTCAGTACAACACTTAGATTTTTTGAGTGATGAACAGAAAGAAGTCTTTAGAACTTTTGCTGAAATTAATCAGTCATCAATTATTAATCAAGCTGCGGTTCGTCAAGATTATATCGACCAATCACAGTCATTAAACTTAATGATTTCACCTGACATGCCGACAAGGGATGTTAACAAACTTCTTATTGAAGCTTGGCAGTTGGGAGTTAAGACATTATACTACCAACACTCAATGAATTCAGCTCAAGCTTTTGCAAGAAAGAAATTGAATTTGAATGACTTACAGTGTGTTGCTTGTGAAGGTTAATTGTTATTTTTAACAAACAACAAATATAAAAGAGGACTTCGGTCCTCTTTTTTTTATAATTTATATTGTTAAAGTATTTATAGGTAATGGCTGACGGTAAAACATACGGTATTAATTTTCCTTTTCAGGATAGTAAAGATGGTAAGTATCTTTCTCTTTCACAGACTGCTGATGAGGAGATTAGAACTGACTTACTTCATTTGATACTTACCAGAAAGGGTAGTAGATATTATTTACCTGATTTTGGAACACGAATTTATGAATTTATTTTCGAACCGATGGATGGTACAAGCTTCGAAGCAATCAAAGAGGATATTACAAATTCGGTTGAAAAGTACATACCTAACTTAACAATTAATGAAATAACGATTACACCTTATTTGGATGATTTAGATGCGCAAGGTGATTTGAATACTGAAAAGTTAGGTATCGGTGGTATATATAGAATACCAGGTCGTGGTGTTGAAGAATATACGGCAAAATTGAGAATAGATTATACCATCACCGACAATACATTCCAATCAAAAGATTTCATAATCATCAATATTTAATAGTAGATGGCAGGTAAAAAGATTTCATATACAGAAAGAGACTTCGAAGGTCTAAGACAGGACTTAGTAAATTATACTAAACAGTACTATCCTGAACTTATAGACAACTTCAATGATGCTGCGGTTTATTCAGTGTTAATGGACCTCAACGCCGCGATAGGTGATAACTTAAATTACCATATTGATAGAAGTATTCAAGAGACTGTTCTACAATACGCCCAACAACGTTCATCTATATTCAATATAGCCAGAACTTATGGATTGAAGATACCAGGTAATAGACCATCGGTGGCTATTGTCGATTTTTCGATTACGGTACCGGCACTTGGTGACCAAGAAGATTCAAGATACTTAGGTATTCTTAGAGCCGGTTCACAAGTTATTGGTGCAGGTCAAGTATTTGAGAACGTATATGATATAGACTTTGCATCTCAATACAATAATGAAGGTTTCCCTAACAGAACTAAAATCCCTAATTTTGATTCTAATAATGTATTGGTAAACTATACCATCACAAAAAGAGAGGTGGTTGTTAACGGTCTAACCAAAGTATTCAAAAAAGTAATCAATCCTAACGATGTTAAACCATTCTTCGAATTCTTCTTACCTGAAAGAAATGTATTAGAAGTTGTTGATATCATACAAAAAGATGGTACGTCATTCCAATCAACACCAACATATACTGAATTTGTTAACGCACAGGATAGATGGTATGAGGTGGAATCGTTGGCAGAAACGACTGTGTTTGTTGAAGATAGTACTAAACCATCTGATGTACCTGGTATCAAAGTAGGGAAGTATATAGAAACAGAAAACAGATTTATCACTGAGTATACACCTAATAATTTTATGAAAGTACAATTTGGTGGTGGTTCAACAACGGCCGATGACCAATTGGCTGAATTTGCAAGAAACGGTGTATCGTTGAGAATTCAAGATTACCAAAATAATATTGGATTGGGTAGGACGGTTAAGGCGAATACAACATTATTTGTCAAATATAGAGTAGGTGGTGGTGCGGCATCTAACATTGGTGTGAATGCAATCAATCAAGTTGGGACTGTGAATTTCTTTGTAAATGGTCCATCAAATAATAACAATCAAACAGTCGTCAATTCATTGACTGTAAATAACGTAACAGCTGCTATCGGTGGTGCTAATCAACCATCTATTGAAGAGGTAAGAAATATGGTAACATTCAACTTTGCATCTCAGAACAGAGCGGTTACCATCAATGACTACAATGCTTTAATAAGAAAAATGCCAGGAAAATATGGTGCACCCGCTAAGACGGCAATCACTGAAAAAGACAATAAAATCAATATCAATGTTTTATCATACGATTCTAATGGTAGTCTAACACAGACAGTATCGAATACATTGAAACAAAATATTGCCAATTATTTGTCTAAATACAGAATGATTAATGATTACATTTCTATTAATGTAGGTCAGGTCATTGATTTGGAATATGATTTATCTGTTGTTTTAGATTCAGGTCAGAATCAAGGAACTGTTATCACAAAAATTATTGATGAGGTATCAAGATTTATGGCTCCGACTGATAGAACAATGGGTCAGAATATATTCGTTTCTCAGTTGAAACAAATCATTCAAAATGTTGGAGGTGTAATATCAATCACTGATTTGAAAATCTATAATAAAGTCGGTGGACAATATTCCTCTTCAGAAACATCTCAAAGATATTCTGATAATGAGACGAAAGAGATTCAATTAATAGATGAGACAATCTTTGCCGAACCATCACAAATCTATCAAGTGAGGTTCCCTGAGAAGGATATTAAGGTCAGAGTAAAGAACCTTAAAAACGTCGACTACAAATAATAATAATTTACATCAGATACTTGTGGGTTTACATTTGTAAAATGGATAAATAAGTATTTATCTTAAAACTGCATTATGTCTAAGTCATATAGAATACGTACAAAATTAGGGACAGACCAAAACATTCGTGTGAATGTTGAGCAAGACTTTGACTTCCTCGAAATCTTATCGTTGAAGTTGAGACAGGAAGATGTCTATTCCAGATTCTGTGCTGATTATGGTGTGGTTGTTGGTAGGGTTGTTGCCAACAGTGGTTTTGGTATTCCAAACGCGAGGGTGTCTATCTTCATTCCTGTGGATGATATGGACCTCGAAGACCCGGTAATATCTACTTTGTATCCATACAAGAGTCCAACTGATAAAAACGAGGACGGATACCGTTATAATCTATTACCATACGAGAAACAATACAATGGACATACTCCGACAGGGACTTTCCCTTCGAGGTCTGATGTGATGACTCGTAGTGAGGTGTTGGAGATTTATGACAAATACTACAAATTTACGGTAAAAACAAACACATCGGGTGACTTTATGATTACTGGTGTACCATTGGGTAGTCAGAAAATCGTATTGGATATGGACTTATCAGATATGGGTTGTTTCTCTTTGAGACCTCAGGATTTGATTAGAATGAACATGGGGGTTGCAGAACAGTTCGACGGTTCTAACTTCAAAGCTTCCACAAATATTGATGAATTACCACAAATTATTAGTTCAGTAAAAGATATTGATGTGGCATCCTTTTGGGGTCAAGAAGACTTATGTAACATTGGTATTACGAGAAACGACTTCGATTTAAGGGATTTGGGTATTGAGATTCAGCCAACAGCGGTGTTTATGGGTTCAGTCTTCAGTGATGTTGAAAGTAGACCTGTAAAACCAAACTGTAAACCGAGAACAGAACAGGGTGACTTATGTAACTTAGCTACGGGACCTGGTGAAATTTTAGCGGTCAGACAGACTATTGATGTGGATGAGAATGGTGACCCTGTGTTGGAACAATACAGTTTACCAAACTCAGGTAAAGTAATTGACGAGAATGGTGCGTTCGTCACTGATATCCCAATGAACTTAGATTATGTGGTTACCAATGAATTTGGTGAGACCGTATTATCTAACGACCCGACCATTGGTATTCCAACAAAGGGTAAGTATAGATTTAAGATTAAGTACCAATCTGAAGAGAATGGACCACCTTTCGAGGGTGACCAAATTTTCCCGATTGTTGGGGAGGTACAAAGAGCCAACTTTATTGTTCCACAAATCCGTGAGTATGGGTGGAATGGTAGTGTACAAAATTCAGGAGTAGACCCAGCAACTAAAGATACTGAGACTATAGTTGAGGTAGATTTCACTAACCAAAGTCAGATTACTGAGACAAAAAGTATTTCGATACCGTCAAATACTACGGTTACTGTTCCTTATAATAAGAATCTTGAAGCAATCAATCTGACAGTCAATGGTGTTGTTAGAAATGAAAAGTGGATTGAGTTCCCTAATGGTGGTACATTAACTATTGAGGTTACTAAGACTACGATTGAAGTTGGGAACCCACCACAGACTCTTGGTCAGGATGTTACTGTTGAGGTGAAACAGTATGACTACGATTACATTCAATTCCAAAAGTCTTATGCGTTCTCATTGGATTGGGATGAATATGCAGATAAAGATGCTGCGGTACAATGTGAGGATTCGTTCTATTTGATGAACTACAACAAGGTTTATACTCCGTCACAGATGATTGACGAGTATAGGTCGGGTTATGGTCGAGCGAGGTTCTTGGGTATTAAAGAAATTTTGGATAGAGGATGTGAGAACGACACCAATAAGTTCCCAACGAATGATGGGGTTAGAAACTTCAGTCTATTATTTTTAATTGTTAATCTATTAGTTACACTATTTACACCCATACTATTAGCTATTACAGTGGTTGGTCATGTAATTTGTTTCCTGTGGCCTATTTTAAGACTTCTCTTATCGGTCATTTTATCAGTGATATTTGCAATATTTGTATTGTTGTGTAATATTATCAATGGGGTTGCATGGTTGTTTGGTGCAAGAGTTAAATGTCCGAAATATTCACGTATAAATTTACCAAAAAAATGTCCGTTATCTGCAATTCCTTTACCAAACTTATCATATCCTGAGTGTCAGGCTTGTGCTTGTGAGGGTAGAGAAGCTGGTGAGGCTGAAGGTCAAAACTTACCTGAAATAGAAGATAATACGACTTTACTAATTGATTCTAATGTAAACACTTTCTACGACAGGTTAGTGGGTTATAATGATGATGAAAAGGCCGATTGGACTAAATTTACGTTTGGTTTCCAAACGGTTATGGCCGGTAATGATATATATGAGGGTGACAATGAGATTAAATCACTAACTCCTTGGTTGAAGGGTGGGGATAATCCACAAGCTAAGGCAAAGACATGGTCAAGAGACTTAACCCTAAGTGAGAGGTTTAATTTATTCAATGTTAAGGCAAAATACCACCAATTTGGTGGACAAAATAGGATTGATACTTATGTAAATCCAACTCAAAATAATTTCAAAAAACACAGTGATAATGTTTTGATGTTGTTACTCGACCCAGGTCAATTAAATTCGTTCAAATCAGGAACAATAGTCACATTTAATAATCCTGAGAATACAAATGACCCTAATGTTAGTGGGACAACAACAGGTACTACAGTGTTCCAAAATCAAAGTACTTCTAATGTTACAGTTACATATATGGACCCTGATACGTTAGGTTCGGCACAAAAGACATATACAATTACAGGTGAAACCGCAAGTTCAGTAAACTATGAATTTGGTACTGATATTGAGTATTTCCAAGTAATTACAGGTCAGACACTTTCTGAATTTGAAAACACATTACACAGTACTGCTAAAGGATTGTCAACATATGGTACTCCCAACAATACTCTCGGTCAGTTTTACATTTTTGGTTGGCAAAAAGTGGAAAAGTTTTATAGTTTTGGTACTAAAAATCCTGATGTGTACCCAAATGGGAACACCAGTAATAATTATTTCGAACATGAAGTGCCAAATATTAAGCTTAATTCTGATTGGGAAGACCACTGTGTAATATTTTTAGTTAGGGGTGTTGACCCACATACCCCAAGACAAGACATCAAATATGATTTATCAAAATTATATGGGTACAATATGGGTCAAGGTCCACAGGTAAGGGGTAATTTCAAAATGAATATTCCTATTCAACCATATGCAAATGCAAACTCTGATTGGAGAATACCAAGACACAATCGAATTGGTGCAAATGGACAAAACTGTACTGAAACAGGATTACCAATCTATTTTAATTCATTTTCATTTAGTCCAAACAATAACATGTACCAAACCTATAAGAATAAAAACATTAAGTTTTATTCATCGATGGATTATCAGATTGATAATAATCAAATTTATCCTAATAATGCGTTTTATAAAAATTCAGTCAAAACAGAAAACCAAGCAGTAAGGACTGTAAATTCTCCTGGTTCTTGGAGTCAAATGGAAGGTGGTAATAGTGATTGGAAATTTAATTATAGAAATGATGAGGTGGTAGAAGGTGGAAGTCTTATTCAGTCTAAAAATAATGATATTACTGCGGCTCAGAAGTTGGGATTAGGTAATGGTGATTGGTCTTATGTTTCGCCTGTATATTATCAATTAAATCCTAATTTGGATTTACCTATGTTGAATTCGCAAAAAATTGTGATGAGAACGGATAGGTTACCAACATC